GTACGAAGTTATCAAAGACGACCTGCGCGAGTTCGCCGGCCGTTTCGATCTTGATCAGGTTGCTTACGATCCTTGGCAAGCCACTCAGATGGCTCAAGAGATGGAGACCGAGGGCCTGACAATGGTTGAGGTTCGCCAAACAGTCCAGAACATAAGCGAGCCCATGAAAGAAATGGAGAAGCTGGTGTTGGAGCGCAGGCTGGCCCACGGCAACTGCCCCGTTCTTACCTGGATGGTTTCAAACGTGGTGGCAAAAATGGACGCAAAAGACAACATATACCCCAACAAAGAGCGCGCTGAATCAAAGATTGACGGCGTTGTGGGTACCATCATGGCGCTCAGTCGCGGCATACGTCGTAGCGAAGAAGGCCTTGATATCGATTCATTTCTATCTGATCCACTGGTGCTTTAATGAGCCTATTCAGTTCGCTTAGCGGATTCTTCAGATCACCAGGAGCGCCGCCGCGAGTTGACGGGCTGCAATCCGGCGGTCCAACCGGTTACGGCACCGCCGCCGCGACGGAAGTCACCTTTGATACAGCCATGCAGATCAGCCCGGTGTGGGCGGCGGTAAAACTGATATCTGAATCCATCGGCTCTATGCCGTTTAATATTTACGAGACAGGCCCGGAAGGTCGCAAAGTTGCTGTCAATCACCCGCTGCAGAGAGTCCTGACTCAAAGGCCAAACCAGTATCAGACAGACGTAGAGTTCTGGGAAAGCATGGCGCTCAACCTGGCTGTCAGCGGCAACGCCTACGCCATCATTCAAAGGATGGGCAGCGAGATTGTCGGGCTTTTGCCGGTATCATCGTCGCAGATTGAAACCACACTTCTTGCTGATGGCACGGTTATCCACACTTACACCACCGGTCTGAATGTGAAGGTCTACACCAGCCAAACCATGTGGCACGTCAAGCTATTCGGCAACGGCATCGTGGGCCTGTCCCCGCTGTCTTATGCGCGGAACTCTATCGGTATCGCGCTGGCGGCCGACAACCGTGTGAGCAAAATTTACAGCAACGGCGCCAAGCCGTCCGGCATTCTGACCATCGACAAAACCTTGACCGAGCCCCAGCGCAAACAGATCCGCACCGCATTTGCAGGACTGGAAGAAGGCAACGAAGACAAGCTGTTTGTGCTTGAAGCCGGGATGAGCTACACACAAGTCAGCATGAGCCCGCAGGACATCCAGCTCCTGGACTCCCGACGCTTCCAGATCGAGGACATTGGCCGCTTCTTTGGAGTGCCGTCTATCCTGCTGAACCAAACCTTCGGCCAATCGTCCCTTGGATCTAATGTTTACGAAATCTTGTCAGCTTTCTACAAGCTGAACCTGCGCCCTTACCTTGAAAAGTTTGAAGCCTCCGTTCCGCGCTGGTTAATGGAGCCAGGTGATGCCGAAAAGTACGAATGTGAATTCGATTTTGACGCTGCTTTACTGCGGGCCGACCTGCTCACACGCATGCAGGCCAACCGTGAGGCGATCAACTCCGGGCAATGCACCCCGAACGAGGCCCGACTCAGTGAAGGTAAGCCGGCACTGGATGGCGGCGATCAATTACTTATCCAGGGTGCAATGATCCCTATTAAGCAAGCAGGGCAAAAGCCCGTGGAGAAGCCCAATGAAGCGTAAGAATCTCACCCTCGCTGCAACCGGCCTCAAGATGACAGGAGATGGCCGCAAGTTCTCGGGCTACGCGTCTGTCTTCGGTGGCGTTGACAGCTATGGCGACACCATTCTACCCGGCGCCTACAAGGCCACCATCGGTGAGCGATCCCGGCCTATTGCCATGCGCTGGAACCACTACGGCCCTGTTATCGGCAAGTGGACGAAAATGGAAGAGGACGAAATCGGGTTGTTCGTTGAAGGCGAGCTAACACAAGGCCATTCCGTTGCCGAGGATGCTTACGCGCTGCTGAAGCATGGCGCTGTTACCGGCCTGTCTATCGGTTACCGGGCCGTCAAAGAAACGGAAAACGACACCGGCGGTTACGACCTGGCCGAGATTGATCTCATAGAAATTAGCATTGTTGAATCCCCGGCTGACCTGGCGGCACAAGTTGCCGACGTTAAAAGCCACATCAAAGAAGCTGATAGCCTAAAAGATTACGAGCGAATTCTGCGCGATGCAGGGTTTACTCGGGCTGATGCTACCGCGCTGGTAAGCGGCATCAAGTCCTTGTATCAGAGTGACTCTGAAACAGAAAGCCAAACCGCAGCGATTGCGGGTCTATTCCAGCAATTCAGTAACCCGCAAACGTAACGGCCAAGTCGGCCAGAAAGCCCGCAGTTGCGGGTTTTTCTATGCACAAAATTTGAGGAATTACCATGAGCGATGACATTAAGGACATTGTTGAAAAGGGCCTAACACAGGTTAAGTCTGTGCAGGATCAGCTCAAGACAGCGTTGGACGCACACACCAGCGAAATCGAGCAGCACGGCAAAGCATCAACCGAGCTTACCGGAAAGATTGACGGCCTAGCCGAGCAATACAAAGCGCTGAAAGAGCAGATGATTGATCTCGCTCAAAAGCAAAATCCTGCCAGCCAAGAGGCAATGGTTAAAACTGCCGGCGGCGAGTTCATTAACTCCGACCAGTTCAAATCCCTGGCCACTGGCGAGCGTGAAAAAGCTCGTTTTGAAGTAAAGAACACCGTGGTTACCGGCGACAACATGCCGTTCGAGATGCAGCGCCCCGGCGTCATTCCTGGCAGCTTTGCGCCGCTGACTATTCGGCAGATGATTCCGACCATCGTGGTTGCGAGTAATTCCGTTAGCTCGCTGCGCGAGCTGGCTTTCACAAATGCTGCTGCGGAAGTTGCAGAGGGCGCGCAAAAGCCTGAGTCAGATATCACGTTCGAGCCGTACAACGTGCAAGTGGAGACCGTGGCTCACTGGATTAAGGTATCCAACCAGTTGCTGGCTGACGCGCCTGCAGTTGCCGCGTACATTGATACCCGTCTGCGTGATGGCCTGGCTCAGCGCATTGATCGCCAGCTGCTGCTTGGCAATGGCACCACCCCAAACTTGTCTGGCTTGACTGACGCCGGCAACTTCACCGCATTCACTCCGGCCTCTGGCTCTAACCTGGTTGAGTCTATCAACAAGGCGAAGTACAACCGCTGGGCCGTGGGCGAAGTAGTGGATACCGTCATCGTTAACCCGGCTGACTGGGCAGAAATGGAGCTTCTGCGCGAAGGCTCAGGCACAGGTGCCTACTTGTACGGCGCACCCGGCACCAACGCCGGCGCACAGCCGTTCGGCGTGTCAGTGGTTATGTCTCAGCACATGCCCGCCGGCAGCTTTTTGATTGGCGCGCTGCGCACGTCGGCCATCATCTATCAGCGTCAAGGTGCGGTGGTTGAGATGGGCTTTGTGAATGATGACTTCACCAAGAACCTGGTGACAATTCGCGCAGAAGAGCGTCTTGGCTTGGGCGTAGATCGTCCTGCCGGCCTCATGTACGGCGATATCACCGCAGCGTAAGGGAAGGGCGGGGCTTCGGCCTCGCCTGCCTTGGAGGTTCCATGAAATGCAAAGCCCTGAAAGCCTTCCTGCACGACCAGCTTGGCCGAGTAGAGAAAGGCACCGAATTTGAAGCCACCAAAGCCCAGCTTGGTGGCGTAGAACGATTTGTTGAGGTCTACCAGACCAAAGTAACGCATGAGGTTCCAGACAATGCTGCCGACGTTGAGCGAAGTGAAAGCGCATCTGCGACTGGAAGAAAGCCAGGCCGAGGAAGACGCGCATCTACAAAGTCTGGTTGATGCGGCTGCAGATTACACTGCCCAATACCTTGGCCGATCCCTGCCGTGGGCTGACGACAATGGCGATCTCGTGCCGGTGCCCGCAAGCGTGAAAGCCGCGGTTCTTTTGATTGTTTGCGACCTTTATGAAAACCGAGAGGCTCAGGTAATTGGCGCCACTCTTGCCGTGAATCCGGCCGTAGATCGCCTTCTTCACTTTTACCGAGTAGGAATGGGGATTTAACGTGGCCTTCAGACCCGGCGAACTAGACCAGCGCATTGAGCTGCAAAAAGAGATCCGCGCACCTGATGGCCAGGGTGGCTTCACCAAAATATGGGAAACCCAGACCGAAGTATGGGCTCACGTCCGCCCGCTTCGCGGAAAAGAGCGTCAGAACGGCGACCGAACCCAGGCTGAAGGCGGCTACTTGGTTGTCATCCGCTACCGCAGCGACGTGAACGAAACCTGGCGCATTAACTGGCTGGGAATGGATCGCGTGATGAACATCACCTTTGCGCAAAACGGTGGTCGGCGCTCCGCCTACCTGCCGCTTGAGTGCAGCTGTGGAGTGGCAACCTGATGACGCAGCG